AACTACTTGTTGAAAATGTCTAGGTGTTGGACAATTTCTTGATTGTCTTAGTACTTTATTTTTATTCTCCCTAGATAATAGTTTAGTTTCATTAATAATTTCGTTATAACTTTTTATTCCTTTTTGTTTAGACATATACTCTAAGACAGGTCTTAGCCACAAAACGTTTCTATTCTTCTTCGCCATCATCCCACGCTTCTATTTTTGTTTGTACTCCTTTTATTAAATCATGTCCACAAGAAGGGCATTCATCACTTTGGTCAAGGTTTGCTAGTTTTGGTCTCATCACTTGCTCTTGGCATTCACTACAAGTAAGGGTTTGTAATTTACCCGAATCATCTAAAAACGCATAAACTAGATGATGTAACTTCATCATATCTTTTGCTACTGCGTTACCAAACGCATGAAACTCTTCTTCTATCTTATTAACTCTACCTGTTATTTGTGCATCACTCTTTCTCGACATATTATTACATACTCCATTACGATTATAAAGGTTATTATAACCAATTTAAGTTATTAATACCTCTTAAAGCATTATCTAAAGGTTGCATATCCCATTTCATCATTTCATAATATGGTTGTACCTTTTTAATAATGAATCTTTCTACTAGGTTTGTATAACCTATATCATATAAACCTTCTATATCAGAAGGGTCATCAAACGCTATATATTTACCGTTATTATCTATAGTTACTTTGAAATAAGAACCCGACTTGTATCCTTTACCTAAGTATTCGTTAGCCCATGCCGCACCCGCACTTGGGCCGGATAGTACTTTGTAGTCACTAAGGTTTCTATCTAGTTTACCTTTCATACATAAATCATTAGGGTCTGCTTCTTTATTAATTACTTTTAAGATAACATTACTTAACTTATCAGTTATTATTTTTTCTCCATCAGCAGACAAAATACCACCAATAACATCTTCCATACATTGTTTCATAACTTGTGGCATTCTAGATTGTTTCATCTCTATACCCTTAACGTATAATTTATGGTCATGATATTTTCCCTCAGTCCAAGAAACATTACCGGCATATCTATTCTTAGCCATAAGTATCATACTAGAACACCATTTTTCAAACTCCGTTTCAATAGGAGACATACTAATATTTATCTCCCTTAGAGCATCCATTCCTTCTTGTGGAGAAGGTATCAATACGAACACACTGTCTGTATGTCCGTAAATTACTTTAAAACCAAAAGATTCTACCTCTTCTTTGAGTTTATCTAATGTCTGTCGAGAAGTATATGTTATAGCCGATGCTACTTCGGGATTGTATAAACCATATTTAGCATCTCCGGCTACACCATACATAGATGCGACTAGAGATTTACAAGCGAACTGCATTGTATCCCATTTATCATAGTTACTAGGGTCAGATTTTACCAACGCTTTAAATTTATTTCTTAATTTTGTCATGTAGTCCATTTGGTTTACTAGAAGCCCTTTACTTTCAAGGTTAAACTTAGTACCGTTGCCACAATCTTGTCCATCTTTATCTAATGTATCCCAAGATATATTGTAAAGAGAAGCGTTACTATGATACATAGCCTTGACATCTAAAATACCTACGTTCTTATATAAACCGGATTCTACTTCCATCACATTTGCGCCCTCATAATCTACCTTAGCAAACTGTGGACTAGTAGGTATTTTCATAGGAAAATTATCATCCATCAAAGCAAGATTAGTAAACATCTTTGTAATAAAAGGAGTTGAGCGTATATCGCATTGAACTAGATGTTGTAAGGCTAGGTAATATTCTATAGCATTTACTTTAGAGTCTAATTTTGGTAGTAGTCTTACGTCTTGTCTAGCGTAATGTAAGTATAAAGGTAAATCAGTAAGATAAGTATTGTGTCCATCGGGTAACTCAATTTTCTTTTCTCCTAAAACTTCCGAAGAAACATCATCTAATTTGTAAGAAGGTAATTTACCATTCTTTAATTCCCATAGTTTAGAGAACCCTATCATTAAATCTATACAGTTTCTACCTAGAATTGGTTGCGCCCAATCCCCAAACTGATAACGTATTTTATTCATAGGAGATAAACGACTAGGCCTTAGGCCTACTTTGTTACATCTTTCTATAATAGTTTTTATGTCTGCCCCTGTTACATACCAACCTGTGATAACATCGGGGTCTTGTTCGTTAATAATTGTTAAGAACTTATCTAACATTTCTTTTTCTGTAGGAAAACCCCACGCTAAATTATCGTATTCATAATCACCAACCTTATCAAATGACTGTGCTTTCTGTAATGTTTGGTCTACAAAATACACATATTCTTTTTCTGTATAAGAGTCATAAAAAACTATTATTCTCATAGCATTAGTTTTAGGATTCCACTCACAATCCATGTACCATACTCGGTGATTGTAGTTAGGGATACGCTCTTTACCTTCTTGTACCCTATCAACCATTACTCTATTAGTAAAAGGTATGTTTGCTTCCCAAGTAGGGATACCTAAATTCCTAATGTCTTTAAGGTCAAAAGAATCTGCTACGACTATCTTAACCAAATCTTCTCCTAAAATACCTGTGTATCCCGCTTCTTTTCTTACGGCATTTACCATATGGGCATCAGTACTTTTAACGTAACAGTAAGGCCAATGGTCTCTATCGGTAAGAACTACTCTCTTATCATTGTTATCCCTATATCTTACGATAACGTTACGTTGATTGCCCTTTTCTATTATCATGTAGACCACTCAATTATTCGGGCCTCTTGGCCTAGTTTCTATATCATGCTTGTTTAACCATTGGTTAATAGCAGTAGGTGATACACCAAACTCGTCTGCTATTTCAGCCATACTTCTTTCTTTCTCTATGTAGTGTTCAAATAACCATAGTGGGTCACGGTATAGTGGGTCTAGTTCCTGTCTTACTTTTATGTTAGCGACATACTGTTCGCCATTTTTTCCGTTCCAAGAAATAGTTTTTACTCCACCCGCAGGTAGTGTTACCTTATCAAATTCATAATAATCATAGCCACCATAGCCTTTACCTTTGAATTTACCTACTTTTAACTGATACTCACTCATGATAGCACCCCGCTTTGAAACACGAAACCTTCTTCTGATGACATTATTAATTTATAACCCTGTTTTTCTTCGGTAAAATCTAACATATGGAATGTAATTTCTGTATTCATTAATTGTGCTACGTTATCTAATCCACCTTGAAACTTACATGTGTAAACGGGTTCTTTACTAGTGGGGGAGGCTGAATTAAACAATTCTGTTTCAGTCTGCCCTTTCAATTCTTTTCCTGTAGTAACCCAAAGATGGTTGTCATTCCATGACAATGTAAACTCATTTAATTTTTGGTTGTTCATATTATCACACCTTAATGCTTCAAACACATCAGTAGAATCTAAAGTCCATGTGTGTGTAGGCATCTTGAATTTACCATTACTAAGTTGATAAGAGCCTATTATACAATCTATTTTTTTCTTTAAAGCAAAAGATTTTTCATCCCATGCTTCTAATGTTATATTAGAGTGTGGAAAAGCAAGTGCGTCTTTACTACTTTGTATAGTAGTAGTTTTGTTGCTAGACTTAATCTCTAATTTATCTACAACAGAAGAACTGACTGAAATCTTTTTAGTTATAGTTAAAGTTTGTCCGTGATATTTCAATACTCCTAAAAACATATTTATATCAGATATAGCAAAGGAGTGTATATCTGCCAAACATAAATTTTGGTCTGTATCTATCAATGTACAAGGTATATCAAAATAAGATAGACTACTTAGACCATCCTTTACTAATGATGTAGTACTCATAGAGTTATAAAAAACTTTTACCATACAAGAGTGTACTTGAGCAATACTTTTACCGTTAATGTTTTGTATTCTTTGTGTTCTTTTCAGTAATTGTTCTAACTGAAATTTATCTACTGTAACTTTTAGCATATATCTCACTCTTCTTTGAGGAAGGGTAGACCAAACCACTCTATAGTACCGTTCTTTACGGCTAATATTTCGTGTGTAGAGCCTACATATTCCATGTTAGCACCTTTCATTTCTTCTATAGTACCACGAACTGCCCATTCTCCATCATTTAGAGTTCTGTCTCCTTTTACACCTGCGGCCATATCAGCCTTCTTCATGTATCTAGATAGGAATATCTGCTGATTAAATTTACGCATTGTACCTCTTTCCCAATCCGGTCTTTCACCAACAGTCATCAGAACTTTCTTTCCTGTACCATCATCCATATATTGTTGTACACCTTTTAGGTGGAAAGTATAGAAGATTTTGTTGACAGGCAAAGCATGAATTCTAGTAAGAACATCACGGTTTAGTCTGTTACGCTCTCGCCATTCTTTCTGATTGAAAGAGTCATCTTCATTCTCGATGATTCCTTTAGATAGTAGGGATTGTCTCATAGCAAACTCACACCACTTTAAGAAAGTAGAACCGCCATCAAAAATTATACCTCCAACCTTTTCATCATCTTCTGAAATCCTACGTGCTATTTCATTTACGAAAAAAGTAGTTTTATCAACCAATGCTTTGTAGTTAACGCTATTATCTTCATGGAAGATAGAGTCATCCATTTCATCATGTAAAGGTATAACTCTAAGGTTGTTATTATTAGGGTAAAGGTATTCTAAAGTTGCCTTAGCACTATTATCTACATCTAACACATATACTATTTCTCCGTTGTTCATTTCTTTTTCAAGAAGTGAAGCCGCAAGTCCTGTCTTAGCCGTATTCTCATGACCTACAAGAGCAAACCTATATTGAGAAGATTGTGCTTCTGCTTTAGAAAACAAATCACGGTAGTAATCTTTACCATATGCTTCCGTTAAGTTAGCCTTTGGTGTAGTTTTTGGGCTAGTAGCCGCATCTCCCCACGCCATCAGTAAACATCTCCACTCATAGCCTCAATCTCATCAAAAGCCCACCATCCGTTTACAGATAGCCTTTGCTCTCCGTCTTG